AATACTAAGAGATCCTGCAGATCCATCCCCATGATCTTTACGCTTTATAGTCATACCATCGCCATTATCACCTCCTAAAAATAGAATATTTGATGCTGATGAATATGATAGCTCAGGCTCTGCTGTAATTGCAGATGTTCCGTTACCTGTAAGAATAGAATCGGATGCTAGTGTAGTATTTCCAGTACCACCTTTAGAAACCGGTACAGTATCTGATAGTGTCGATCCAGCAGATGTGACAGTTATAGGTGCGCTACCATCAAAGTCTACTCCGTTAATTGCCCTTGGCGTAGCTAGTGTCGTTGCAGTTATAGTTGCTCCAAGCTGTCCTTGTAAATTATTAGAACTCGCATCCCACATGAGATAGTGAGTTGAAGTATCTCCAAACCAAATAAAATCGCTACCATTCCCTGAAGCACCAAATAATAATGTATTCGGTGAATGTGTAAATATTACGTCCCCGCCAGCAAAATCTATAGTCGCACCATACGCTAAAAATAAGTCTGACCACATATTAGTAGCAGACCCTAATGATATACCATCGTTTGTAGTAGGGTATATTGATGATGCTGATAAACTTATCTCAGTAACATTATTTATTTTGAAGTCTATCTCATCTGGAGTACCAAAATCTATGCATGTTTCTGAATCCTCACCAATAACTAAACCAGCAGCAAAGATAGACGTTATATTTGTTTGTGCAGAAGCTATTGTCGTAGCGTTACCTAATGATGTTACATCTCCTGTGAGATTTGCGTTTGTAGTTACATTTGCTGATGTAATTGCAGTTATAGCTGTTGCTGCCGTTGTAGCTGTTACTGCAGTTGTTGCAGTTATTGTTGCACCTCCTTGAGCAGATAAATTATCGATACTCTCGTCCCAGAATAGATATGCACCTGAAGTACCTCCACGTATCTGTACATCATTTCCATTTGAATTAATACCAATATATATTGTATTTGCAAACGAAGTAACATAACCGCCTCCATACCAATTTATAACAGCACCACTCGCTAGCCATAAATCTGACCACCCCTTAGATGAAGTTCCTAGCGCTATACCATTGTCTGATGTAGGGTACATGGAATGACCAGCTATCGTTATTTCATCAGTGTTATTTAACTTAAGCTTAATGCTATTAGGGGTACCAAAGTCTATACATGTCTGATCGTCCTCGCCGATTATTAAGTCAGTTGCAAAAATAGATGTTATATTTGTCTGTGCTGCTGATAATGTCGTAGCATTCCCCGACGAAGTTACATCTCCTGTTAAATTAACAGTACCTGAACCAGTGCTTGTTTCGTTTACATCATCTCCTATAAATTTCATAAAAGAATTAAATTATAATTTTTCGTATTGATATATTATCGATAGTTGCTTTTAAATCTGAACTCTTCAAAACAAGAGAAGAATGCGTAGAAGTTCCTGGAGCTATATCGAATGATAAGTTTCCGTTTGATGTAACTGCATTATATGCAACATCACCTCCAAAGAAAATCATCAGAGAACCCTCAATATAGTTTGAGACTTTCATTTCTACTAAGTAGTTTGAAGATACATCTAACAATGAATTATCATCAACATATAATCGAACATCAGAAGCAGCGTCAGCGTTTACTACAAAACCTGAATTATTCTTAACCCATCTGCTATCAACGCTCCAATTGTTTGTATTTATAACATTTGCACTGATAGTATCATATGTTGGTTGATTATCAAAATTGGTTATTAACGAAGCAGCAATTACGTCTTCATTAATACCTAGAAGTGCAAGTGCGATACTTTCAGTTAATATAGTTGTAGAAGTTGTAGAAGTTCCAATGATTGAACTTGCATTGTAATCTAATAGCAATTTAATCTCTGCAATACTAATACTTAATTCATAATTATCAATAGTACTAACCTTTAAGTTAATAGCAGTTGAAGGTATTGAAATAGTTGAAAGTACATGATCAGCTACAACAGATTGTGTTATATGTTTCATTAATGATCTATAAAGTTCCAATAAAATAAAAGATGCTGTAGTACTATTATAAATACCCGGTAACTTCTTACTTAATTTTTCAGTAATAGAATCAAATATAACAGTAGCTTCATTTATATTCAAAAATGTTCTAGTAAAAGTACCCTGCGAAACAGCAGCAACAAGTCCATTTTCACTTATGACTTCTGCTTCATATTCAGCCGATTTGACAGCACCTAAATACTTCTTAATAAGAAAAACTTGTTGCTTTAATGTTGTTGCATCAAATTGAATCCTATTTAAACGTGCTAAAGGTAATACACTGTCAATTATAGCTTCCTTAGCTACATTAACTACTATCAGAGCTGCGGCTGCCTTCCGGTCGGCTGCTCTCTGTTCTATTATTTTTGATTTATTTATTGCCATCTAAAAATATGTTGTTGTTTTATTACATTGATGCTTGTAATACACCAACCATAGCACCATAATCGCCATCATTCTTTTGAATAATACCGTCGATAGTCGCTTTAGCCTTTTCTGCATCATAATCTTCACCAAATGCTTTCTTAAGAATAACTTCAGCGTATTCTTTGAAATCTTCGTCAGATTTGATGTCAGCTTCGTTTACGTTAGAAACTGAATCATTTGCAGTTGTTTCTGAAATACCAGCTACGAATGTTTTAAAATCATTAATTCTTTCCATTACAATGTTTTATTTTTATTTTAATATATATCACTCAAAGGTAACCTTCTTTATGCTGAACTTAAATTTCTCTTGGTTGTATATCTGTTGTCGGACTTTTCCGTGCTTGTACAAATAATTATCCCATTCGACTGTTCTAATGTCATCCACGAAATCTACAATTAAAACTGCATCCTTTGATTCGTGTTGTCTCAGGCCTCTCCCTATTGACTGTCTGATGATAACCTCAGATTTAAAGGACTCTGTAAAGAATATGTTATGAATCTTCTTAATTGAAATACCTGTACTAAATGTACCAAAACTTGCAACGATAACAACTTCATCACCAGCTTCCATTTTCTTTTTGTATTCCTCTCTTATATCTTTGTCGGTTCCACCATCTACATAGAAAACTCGTTTATCTGAATCCTCTCTAAGTTTTTCATATATCTTACGACCATGGTCTATTCGATGGAACAATACTAAACTGTTTCTCGGAACCTTGGAAATAACACTACATATGAAATCTAACCTTGATGGATTATCAATAACAAAATTCTGTTCTAAACTGAATACATCTTTTCTATCGTATTTACTTTGTGATAATTCAAAAAATGCAGTTCGTTGCTTATCTGTTGCATAATTCATTTCAATAACCTTAACATTGCATTTTGCAATATAGCCTTGATCTTGTAAAAAAGAAGCCTTAACTTCAGAAATTACAGGTCCAGTCTGACTCATCAATGTTAACTTATCCAAAGTACCATCTTTTGGTAATGTACCAGAAAGACCAAACTTATATGTTGCGTTTTTACACTTACCTAAAATAGTTTTAATTGAAACTGATTTTGCTTTATGAGTTTCATCTACAATAACTGCACCGAATTGATCAAAGTATTCTGTTGGTTTTTTAACAAGAGATTGATAAGTACCAATGATAACATTCTTACCATCTTTAATTTTCTTACCTGCAAATATCTGTTGTATCTTCAAGTCTATTCTATTCGCATAGTTATATTCTTGAAAATCTTCACTGGCTTGCAGAACCAACGAAACATTAGGAACTATAAACAAAATCTTTTCGACTGTCTTAGTTTCTAATAATCGAGCTACTGTTAAAAAACTTATTAATGTTTTACCTGCAGAAGTTGCAAGTTCTGAGAGGCTTCTCCTATATTTTAATATATTAAATGCCGCTTCTATTTGATAATCTCTTGGAGTGATTTCACTCTCTTCAAAAAAGTCTAAAGACCATTTAGTAAATTCATCTTGCTTAATGTTCGTATCAATTATACGTCGAATTCCATTTATCTGCAATTCAAAGCTGTAATCTTTACAAACTCCCATTATGTATTTCCATAAACCAGCTGGAATCCATTTATCGTCTCTTATATATGAAACGTAACCGTCCCATACACCCTTCTTAACTAGAGGATTAAATCTCCAACTATCAATTCTTTTAGTTAGTGAGATATTTAATTGCTCTAGTTCAAGTTCAGTGGCTACATCTACACGTAACCATTGATTATCATCAGTTAATGTTAAAACCAAATTATCGTATGTTTATAATTTACTCATGTCCAATCTGTTCTTAATCGCAAATCCCATATTATCTAATGTCTTTATAGATCCTTCTATAAAAGCTTTTTGTAATGTGAGTAATTCTAGTATTTGTCGATCATCAGATAAATCTGCTTCAATGAACTTCTCTCGTTGCTTATCACTTAATCTGTGATCGTATTCGAAATATTCAATCCACTTTACCTTATAGTTCTTTTCAATTATAGATTTCTGACTACGCATCTTAGATGCCATTGTCGCTAAATTCTCTATGAGAATCTGTCTATAACTTAAACTATATGAACTTACTTCTTCGAGGTCTTTCCCCATTTTAAGATTTAATGTTAAATCTTTAATTTTATCTGTCCAATCTGTTCTTTTTTCACTTAGATATTCATCTAACTGTATAATTTTGTCTGAAGACTTTGTCATATCTTAAAAGAGTTCGTTACTATTCTTATTGGGTTTAATAAATTTACTAGTTACCAGTTTCTTTGAATACCTTGGCATTATAGGAATATCTACCGAACTGTGCTTATGCTCATTTGATTTAAACCCAAGAAATGCTTTAATGTTTTTTTCATTTCTTCGTTCGTTGTCAAATTCTTCAAATTCTAAATCAATCATCTTAATTATACCATCAATCATATGTAATACGCATCAAATTGTGAATCTGTAAAATACTCATTCACTTTGGTTAAACATTTATTTTTGTTTTCCCAGGATGACATTACTAAGTCGTTTAGGTCTTTTATTTTGTTTTTATATATATTCATATTTGTTTCTTTAAGAAACTTAGTCCACATGAACACTCTTTTACCTTTTTTTAACTTCTTAAGCATACTCATCTTACCTGGATCGTCATTATCAAACATATATCTCACAGTTGGAATCTCATCTAATTCGTCAGTAGATCTACCAACCGATGCAAGTCCTAATGTATTTTGCATGAACATTGCATCTATAGGTCCTTCAAATACTGTCACATCTTCTTGAAAATTAACTAACATGATACCGAATAAAGTCGATAGCTTTTTCATACCCATCATTTCTTCAGGGGTTGATGTGATTTCTCTGCCCATCTCTTCATATATCTTTTCGATATCGTATGTTAAATATCTGGAATTCTTTTTCTTAACAAGAGATCTTGTCTGATAACCAATAATCTTATCACCGGGAGCTATATTCAAAACAACTAATCGTTTGTCGCTTGGTGAATATAGAAAGTTTCTGGTTTTATTATGAAGCAATCTGTTCTTTAAGTAAAACCAAGGGTAATCACCTGGTTCTATTTCAACAAACTTCATTTCTTTCTTTAATTCTGTACGTTCTGGCGCTAAATCTAATATTTTCTTGAATATACCATATTGTAATGTTTCAACATTGTTCGTTTCAACTTTATGATGTTTAATATATTCTATTACGTTTATAGAATCCATTTTATCTTTGAATCCAATGTTATGATCTTTCAATAAACCATAAACATCGGTATGAACACTACAATTAAAACAGTGATACTGTAAAGTAGTCCAATATAAATTACCTCTTTTCTTATAAGTATCATTAAATGAATCACCACAATACGGACATGCTATCGTCAAGCGACCTGGCATTTCCTTTATCATTTGTTTATTAGGATCTGAATGTTCTTTCACAACAACAGATTTAACTAATGAACGAACTTTAGTTTTTAATTCTTCTGATATATTTTTTATAGGTTCTCCCATCTAATTAAAGTAAAAAAGGACACCAGTTTCCCAGTGTCCTTAAATTATTAAATCTAATACGTTAACGACATTTTAGATTAGGTTTAAATGTTTAAATCGTCTAGAAATGAATCTAAATCGTCTCCATTACTCACATCTGTTGTTTCAGTAACTGGTGCTACTGATTCGGTAGGTGCTTTTTCTTTTGGAGCTCTCTTAGTCGTGGTTGTCGTATTCATAACCGTATCGATTGATGATCCAGGACTTAGATATTGTCTCAATACTGAGTTTACAAAGTCTAAAGTTTCAGAATTCCAAGGCTTGTACTCATATGGTTCAAGTGAAGGTGCTCCGTCTAATTCAGCTTTAATAACTTCCATAGATTCTTTGTTTCGTTCAGCAGGTTCTCCTTCAATTGAAATTGCAGAAGTAGATGCAGAGAACTTACTTTTATCATAGTTGTTAAAGTCACCTTGTCTTGTGATAATCAACTCAAAATTCTTACCATTAAATAGGTCAAAGATTTGTGTTGGTTCTCCAAATGCTGGTTTTGTTTCTTCTTCGATCTTTTCTTTGATTTTGTAACCAAATCTAAAGATTTTGTATGTTCCTTCTGATTCAGGATTCTGAGGATCTTTGATAATTTTTACTAGAGAATAATATTGCTCTCTTCGTTTTAATTTATCACTCATCTTACGGTCTACTGCTGAATCAGATTTACGTAATTTAAAAAATGCTTCTGCTATAGGGCATTTATCACCGATTGTTGCTGGTGAATCTACTACCTTACCATCTCCATTTGGTGTTGTTAACCAATGAACGTATTTTTTAATTAAAGAGTTTCTTGGGTTTGATGGGTTTGGTACAAATCGAATTAATGCTTTGTAAGTTCCATCTTTTCCTTCATCAGCTGAAGGCTTATAAATCTCGTTTGCTGTTGATTTACTTTTGTTTTCGTGAGTATCTACGTCTGAGATATTCAGGTTGAAAATGTCAAAATCTGCCATGTCTTAAATTGTTTAGTTTGTTTAATTGTTTATTTGTCGTTAACTGCTATTATACTTGTAGATTTAAAATAGTTTCACATCTACCCAAAATATATTACTTTTTTATAGAGAGTACATGCATCCCTTCTCGTCTACCCATTTACCAGATTGAATATTCTTATGTAAACCTGCTTTTGATAAGATCTGCAACATCTCAGTATCACTCAGCCTATTATTTAGCACCATATTATTTAAAATAGTATGTAGTCTAATATTATCTATAGGCTTGATATCCTTCTTTATTTTATTGTTATTAATCATCTTTATTGCATTTTTATTATATTATTATAGGTGCTTTTGTTTAACCTTTGAAAATAATCTGAAAATAATCTGCTAAATGTGAAACAAAACCACGCCAAGACAGTATAACCTTGAAGTCTTTAAGGTCGGAGGTAGATATAGTCACAAGGTATACTATATTTAATGGTTTTCTAGAGTATTAATGTAGCTCATATAACATAAAAAGAAAGCATCTACGAGGTCATCAAAAGGTTTCGGAACTTTCTTATCTTCAGGATCGACTAAGCCATCACAGAATTTAAAGAACTGTGAGGTCTTTAAGCTTTCAACTGCTATACGGTTTTCGACGAAGGAGTTCCACAATTCTCGCTTATTCATGTTACCTTTACCGGCAAACTTCTTAATTGAGGTCGGAGCTATGGTTTGAATGTCTAAAGGCTTCAACTCATTCAAGAATTTATTCTTTAGGATAGCTGCGCCAGATGCCATGTCAATTATATTATTAGTACCTTGTTTGGATCCATAAGAAGAACCTTCAAATGAAATAATAAAATTGTCTTTAGGGTCTGTATGGTCGAGGACGAGCTTAAGGATTTCATCAGACATAACATTATACCGTCTAATCTTTAGAAGCTCCTTACTTGAGTATTCTTTAGAAACAGAAAAATCAGGTTGCTTGACAAGTGTTACGTCATCGAGCATACCTATTTCTTCTTGTAGTTTCTGTTCTTTCTTGGTACCAGATTTATCCTTTATATAACTAATAAAATGGAATCTCTTAGTTCCATCGTTATATATGCAAATACCTGGTGAATTTAATGAAAAGTCGATTGCGACAAAATTCATAAAAGTTTGTTTAAATTATTAATCTACGATCGAATTTGTTATATTTTCTTTCCAAGTGCTGCACCTAATGCTGCTCCAACTAAACGAGAAGTTAACATACTGTACATGATACTTCCTTCACTAATTCCTAATACTTTTGCAAGTACCTTTCCAACTGTTTTACCTAAAGCAAAACCGGCCAATCCACCGAATATAGAACCAAACAAACCTTCATTTGTTATCTCATCATCAAATCTATTTAGATCGAAGCTTCCATCTTCATTAGCATATTGCTTAGTAAATTCTTCAATAGCTGTATTAACCTTCTCTTCGAGTTCAGGCGTCCATTGAGTTTGTAAGGATTCTGTCAACATCTCCATTTCTGTAGTTGTTAATTCTCCTTCTTTTAAATATTGTTCAAACGTTTTCATAATCTATATATTCTATTTATATTTTTATACTATCTCTAATCTAATATCGAATCTGTTATAATAGAAGTTAAGAGTAAACGTTGCAAAATCAGCAATATTAGAACTCATATTAAGTTCCAACTCAGATATCGAATTGAATATAGGTTTTTCAAATCCTACAGATATCACATTGTTTCCTTCAGAATCTAATATCTGAAGCTTTAAGTCTTCAATATATGGTGATTTGTTTTCCTTTGAATAATAGTATAATAAAGTATCTTGTAGAATCCAATAATTTATATACCCATCTAATAACTGCAGTTCTACTTGTATCTGTCTTTCAGAAATAGTATTCTGAATAGGTACTGATCCTCTATGATACGTTATAGTTCCATCATTTGGTGATTGTTCAACCGGATCGAATGATAAACCAGGTACACTTAAACCCTGAATACTATAGTTTACAAAATCAATAGGCTCTGATATCAAATTACCAGGCATCTTGTTTAAATAAGGTCTATACTTATCTGCAACTTCTTTAGGTATGAAATTCCTATTAAATTTAAAGTTGAATAAATTATTTCTACTATTTAATATCATTATATGACTTTAATTTTACCGCTATACAACATACTTGAATTGTCATTACCATAATTTAATGTAATATAGAAAGTTCCAGTCGATCCAATTCCATTAAATCCATTTGCAATCATTCGATCTATCTTAAATACAACTTCTCCATCTGAATTACTAATACCAGGGAATGAAGCATCTTGGCTTATCTGTTGTTTGTTTCCGTTGTAATCTATAACCAATTGTATATCTTCAGCTCCGACTAAATCGATAGCTATTAAATCTCCATTAATTAAATTAGCAATTGAAAATCTTACATTAGAACTAGATGCATTCGAAATCTTCACTTCGCATTCACCTTCAGCTTTAAATTCTGAATCTCCGAGAGAAACAGGAAGTTGTATACCTTTTACCATTGCAGTACTAGCAGCAACCACATTATATTTATCTAATGCAACCACAACGTATTTAGTTTCACTTAAGTTTGGTCTTACTGAATTTACAAAACTATTCAACTCTCTATTTACTGAAGTATTCTTTAGTTTATTATAAATAACAGGTGCGTCAATACCTTCAACGTTTATTTTCTCTAATTGCTTACCGTATTTCTTAGGTCTGTTATGTATTACCGATGCGACCTTTACAATTTGTGTATTATCTGTTTCGTTATAGATTCTCATAGTCACTCTAATTAAGAAGTTACTTGAGATTGCAGAATTCAAAATAACTGGTCTAAATAATATAGACTTGTCAAAGTTTGAAGAATGTACGAATGTTGTTTTGTATGTGTTTATGTAATTTAATCCAATCTGTTCACTAACTTCAATTTCATAAAATACAGAGATATCATCAGATGAAGTTTGAATACGACCGTTAACATAACTCTCAAAGTTAGATTGAGAACCGTTCTTAGTACCATTGATTTCAAAGTAATCCAATTTAGATGGTTCAATAACATTTACAGAGATATCACTAAATTCGTCCTCTTTTGCTACAACCATGTCAGTTGTATCTACTACGTTAATATATTTCTGAGCATACGTCGTACTAGAAGAAGTTCCATCATCAATATCTTCAGTAGTTACACTTCCGATTAATTTGAAACTAACATTATAATTTGAAGTAGCATCTAATTCATTACCGCTAGAAACTGCTCCATAGAAATCATCTTGGAAATCAGCATTAAGTGAAGCGTTAAACATGCCAATTAATGAAGGTACTTTTATTTCAATATATTTAGAGAACATCGAATCTCCCATAGTGAATGGGTTAGGATTCTGATTTTCAAAATTTGATGCATTTAAATAAACAATAGATGAAAATATATTTTCAGTACCATCTACTCGATTACTTTTAACTTGAAATAAGAAACCTTCGTATCCTCTAGCATTGAAATTATAACCAGATCTTAAATGTAAACGTACAGTATCATAGACTACAGAATCGATATCCGTATGATTAGCGGTACTGAAATCTGAAGACTTATCTCCCAACCATTCAGCACTATCTAAATACTCTAATGAATCGTTTAATAATGCAAATTTGTTATCAACTAAACTAGGCACTGCTTGAAATCTACCGATACCATCTGCTGATATCGTATTACCAGTTTCTTGTAAAGGTACTGAATATAATGAATTTGCTTTATTTGCAACAGTTATAACACCACCCTTTAATATATTAGATGATAGATCAGTATATCCATAACTAAATGTTCCATTAGTTGAAGGGTTATATGTATGTACTCCAGCTGCCGCATTATATGTTAAAACACCAGGAAGTGAGAAACCTTCTGGATTATCTATAGAAGAATGAGATACATCAAATTTATAAGTTTTTCCATTTCTAAGTTGAAGTTCTCTAGATGCAAGGTTGTTTATATATAGAAAACCATCAGATACTGTTACTGTAAAATTAACAACATCAGCTCCTAATTCATGTACTAGAAATCTCTTAGAAGTAGAATCACCCTCAATACTATTAAGGAATTTAAGTTCACTTCCATTATTGTCATTCTCAATCACATAATCTTGAATGTTATCAACAGATTGATCGTGATATATGAATTCCATTAAGACGTCTTCGTCTAATCTAGCATATTTTGATGATTGTGCCATTTATTCTTTTAATTTTTATTATTAACTCGTAATTATTATGGACATGTCGTACTTACAGCACTCAGTGTTCCGAAGTTACCACTAGAGTCTATTGAATAGTATCTTTTATCATTAATTCTGTAAATCCTTTCTCCGCTCGTTTCGAATAGCTGTGCGTTAGAGTCTCCGTATACTTTTAATGTGTAATCGGTAGGCATTCCGTCTTGGGCAGCCCCGAGGTCTACTAACCATGTATCGTATTCATTAGCAGTTAGTATATTCCCAGTAGATATACTATGCAGGTAACCATCTACAAGGTAATATGTAGTACTGTTACCAATTATCCTATCATAATGAAACCAAAATCCCTTAATTCCATGACTGTCGTCCATGTCGTATGAGACAGTACATTGGCTTTCTATCAATTTAATTTGGACCATACCACTGTCACTCCAAGTTAAATTGTTAGTTCCAAGGTATACTATGTGAGGTACACTTGTGATATTAAACTTTGAGTGATTTTCCAGTGAAACCAATGTACCTGCATACAATGTAGTATTTACATATGAACTATTAACATAGCTCAAATCAATATCGTAAACGGAACCGTCCAAACTTGATTCACTTTTTATCCTCCTGCCGCTCATAATAGTATCAGCGTTATTTTCTGTATTAACATTGAATTGTCCAGGATTATCAGAGGCAACAGATTCCCCAGGTCCGCCCATACCAGCATTTACGTTTATATCATATGCATATGAATTTAAATCAGGTGTATCGTAACTTATTGAACCACCATCTGTCCATGTCTTTCCATTACATATATACCATCCCTCATATGCAGAACCTACCATACCCCTACCGGTATACATTATCGATGCACTCGTGGGATCTATTGTATATGTATGATTTAAAGTAAAGTTACTGCCATTCATAAGAATATCAGATAATATAGGCACTATTGTACCTATTGGTATTGTATTTATAAGTTCACTTAAATCTTTCCAGACGATATTTCCAGATGCATCGCTAGAACATGCAATCTCATCGACAGCAGGTGTACCATAATTTAAAGTTAAACTTCCACTTATATTTACGTTTGAATTATTAAATAGCATATCAACGTTTGCTGTAATACCAGTACTCGTAATACCTAACATTGTATTTTCAGATAAATCTTTAAAATTTAAAGTCGTAGACTCTAGTGATATTTCACTAGAACTATTTCCACTATTAAATCCAAGAGACATTAATCCGCTTTCATTATATTCTATATCAAAATAATCAGTAGAAGCAACAGATGTAAATCGAATGTCAGCGTCATATGATGAATTCTTATATATTTTTAATTGAGCATCATCATTAATTAAATCAAAAGCATCAGAATTCACATCAGGATGTCCTAAAACTATAGTACTTGGTAGGTTTTCGTATACGAAAGAAGGGGCTATCTTAAATGTCGAATTATCACCACTTATAAATTCATTAGCAGTCCATTCACTTCCACCGGCAATACCAGCTTCGCCAGTACCTCCGATATCACCCTGAGGACCCTGTACACCCTGAGGACCTACTGGACCATCAAGTCCGCTTGCACCCGAACCACCAATAGGACCTATAGTCGATGGTCTATTAGCCATCTGATCGAAATTGTAGTTTATTTTATCTAATTTTGCAGAATCGGTATCTGTTGATAAAATCTCCTTTAAATTAATTAAACTCATGTACTTCTTTTTATTTGTTTATATATTTTAGTTTTATTGTATATAATTATATATTTGCTTCTATGTATTGATATAAATCGCCAGATCCTAAGTATACTACATACACTGTTTTATCGAGTATTCTCAAATTTGAATTATGCGTTCCAGCAGCAATTATGTCATACGCAACATTCTCCATACCTATACCATTAGACATTTGTCTTAAGTGAGTATCATGTGAACCCGTGTTAGAGTATGTTAAGGTTGATGTGAGTGAATTATAATCACTCGTACTGTTCAGTGTACCTCCACCTAATATAACATCAAGGCTATCAGCATCGTTATAAGGATAACCGTTAACTCTAAAATCTGTGTTATTTACCTTTGGTGTATCGTAACCTACAGGAGATACAGAACCCCATAAATTAGTGTTCATTATAGGATTGCTCCACCTATATCCATTGCACGAATACCATCCCTTATATTTACCCTTACCTCTACCTGTTGTGGATTCAACGATCAGATTATTAACTATCCCTGAATCAGGATATGAAATTTCAAAGTTATCTTCATTCAAAAAATCTCCGTTAGATATTTGAATAATAGAACCTATCGGCAGTTTATATCCCACTAGATTGCTATCGTCAATTTCTTCCCATTTAACCAAGCCATTAGTATCTGTAGATTTCATAACCTTAACATTGGACGGATCCCCTGCCGATAATTGTAATGATGATAAATTATTGATAGTAATTGTATTAGATGTAGTAAAGTCGGATACGGTACTAATAGAATCTGAAGATACAATCAGATCATTTATGTTATCAGATGAATGGAATTTTATCGTATCCGCTAAAAACTCTAAAGCAGTTGCCGATATTATAGAAAACTTGTTAACATTAAAACCAATCGATGCTTCAAGAGAAACATCATTTATTAATTTTATAGATTCGCGGGTTCCACCTGCTGTTTGATGTGTTCTGTTTATTTTCAACGTTGCTGGTTTGACATCGGCATCTAATTCATCGGACGTATAAGCAGCACTCGATGATGTAGACCATGGATGTGTAGCAATATAGCTGTTATTAGAATCAAAATTAGAATTCAGTACAAATTGATTCAAACCAGAATTCCATGATCCATTCGATGGAATGTTATTAGAAGCTATAAGGCCTATTACAATATGGGAAGGTATACTTGGATTATTATTGTTAGACGGATTTATTGTTAGATTTCCAGGAGAAATAGCACCATTACGCGACCATAGCATTTCCGGATTTTCACCATTAGGACCAGTCTCACCTGCAATTCCAGGAATACCGGTAGCGCCGCTATCACCTAAACCACCATCAGATCCCGAAGGTCCTTGATTACCAATATGGCTACTCATTGTATTATTCGCTAATAATTGAAAATTATAATTAATCTTAGCTATTTCTTCAGCCGACCATTGTGATATGCTATTAGCATCAGAATCACTTGCATATAGTTCTTTTATTCTCATGTTATGCTTTGATTTTTATAATTGTTTTGAATTTATAATTATAACCTATTCTTTTATTAAAGATAAATCTGAAACCTAACTTACCATCGTTTATAGATTGAATACTATAATTAGAAACTTTAGTATATCCTACAATATCATTGTCATATAGTACACTTTCAAAACCAGTAGATATTGATTTGGATTCTACCATATAAATATCTAATTCATCCATAGAGAATCTAGGTATTATATTAGATTCCACATACAATTTCATATCATCTAATATTGTTGTGTTATCATCATATGAATATAATGGATTAACATACTTTGCAAATATATCAGTTAGTCCATCATTTTTAAGTTTATATAATATAGCATCTGACACATAGAAATCTGCAAAGATACGATCTTCATCTTCAAACCAGTGAATAGACGTTTCATTATTTTCGTTTATCCCAACAGTATCTAATAGATCTAACGTATTTTCTTTAGTTGTACTAAATACACTTAAATCATAAGAGTCCTTTACTTTCATTATAGTACTTGACATAAATGATTTCTTTTCAATAGGACTTAATGTACCATGAACACTTACTTGAGTACCATCAGGTAATGATCTTGTGAAATAATCGACATCATACTTCGATTTAAATACATTGAAATCTTTCTTGTCAATTGCAATTTCACCTATTACAGGATATAATGGTAATTTATCAGATGTTGCTGACAATTTCAAAATGTTCTCGGAATTCTCATCATTTACTTTGTGAAAGAAATAATTAGGTATAAATCCTATATCATATACTCCTTTGTATTCGAATGAAATACCTCTACCTTTAAACTTATCAAATATAAATTTATATCTATCAACATCGGCATCATCTAATATATTCCAAGAATTATATACATCAGTAAAATTTATAGCATCTCTGAATAGCGGATCATAATCACCATTCATTCTTCTCATAGCCATGAAATATCCACCATCTGTTCGTCTCTTCAATATATTACCAATAGATCCATGATGTAACGAATACGATTTTGGTTTTTCAGTGTCAGTATCAGTATCGAGAATAACTGGTTTAATAAATTCAGTTCCAGATTCTATTGACATGACAAAATCATTTTTTGTCATGTTTCCGCTAACATCGATTCTAGTATATTTTACATCTTCAAACATGTTAAATCTATTAGCAAAGCTACCAGCGGTGACGGTATTGAAAATTTCATTGAAACCATAATCACCTGAATTATAGTAAGTATATGTTAACGTATCAGATGAAGCAGATGCAATATTACCGAATGGAATAACACCAACTGAAGTACCATCCCAGTTGAGGGGATATCCACTAACTGTTATTGTATCATCATCTATAACATTTAAAACTTCTACCGCATATGTAGAGAATGTAGTACTGTCATACACCACCATGTATGAATATTTACCTAACTTATTCTTAGTAATCTTTTTTGTAAAATTAGTTAATCCGCTGGATATTGCAGCGTCTGTCGCTTTTAAAATTATATCTTCACCGATTGTATAATTACCATAAGCACTAATAACATCGAAATGCAAGCCATCACCTAAATATGAATCAACTATCATGCCACCATATGTTATATCATCTAACGTATACATGTCACTTAGAGTTATATCACTAACATCATTAGATACTACGTTTATTGTAATATATGTACAAATGAATTTGAACTTTTCATTCTTGATAACATCAATTGTAGTATTATTAGATTCTATTTCAGAATTACTAACATATTTTAATACTGTTGATTTTTTATATCCGTTAGTCTTTGTGTTTTTAATAAACTCAGTTGGACTTTCGTTTAAGATTTCTTTACGATCCTTATACACATATCTCAATCCTTTAAAAACACTAGAACTAAAATTGTCAACGCTCCCACCTTCCATTTTTGTAAATGAATTTGTTCGTTTATCATCAACCCAAACTCCATCAGCATAATATCCATCATATAGGAAATATCTAGAAAAATAATCAGTCGTCGTATCTTTTAGCATATCTATAGATATTGTACCCCCATTACTAGAAAGACAATCTCCGCATTCATCAACATAACTCGTGAATCCTGTTAATTTATTTGTTTTTGCATTAGTATTTATCGTAGCAATATTAAAGTATTCTAGATTATGGTATATCGGATTTCTATCACTTTTTGTAATATCAGATGACATGTTATCTACTCCAAAACTAGGATTTACATTTAACATATATGGTTTATTACGCGAATCAGTACCATTCTTTAATGCAAACTTTAAAACATCAGGAGAAATTCTACTGTCTACTGCATGTTCTTTGAGTTTATTTTCTGATAGTCTATCATACTCGGATCCGACGTTTAATGGAATTTCTACTATACTTCTAGTAAACTCTGCAAGCGACACATTGTTTATAGAATATGTATATGCTGTAGTTGGTATATGGTGTCTGTATATTTCTATTCTACTACTAGTATTATCGGCTATAAAATCGAATTCGAAAGTCTGCCATTCATGTGATAATTGTATGTGATCTGCTATAAAACCAGAGCTATTGCTATGTCTAACCTTTAATTGAGTATTGTTATCCAATACGATACCAGAACTCACTTTAGCATCAAACTTTATTGTATATTGTAAACCTTCGGTATATTGTTGTTGCATCCAAAAAACTACAATACCAATCCAACTACCGGATACTGTCGATACTGTAGAATCTATCCATCCGTTGGAATTCCAAACAGAACCAACAGAACCTGAAGACAGCCATGCGTTATTATCAGAATCCATCGAATCAGCTGGTATTTTCGCAGTTTTAGTAATAGTCACATCTGAACTTTCAGGATATAATGACCTGTTCGTTACGTTCCAAAAACTAGAAGGTACCTTTACATTGCCATACGAATCTATTTCATTCTTTAACTCTCCGATGTCAGATCTATCTTTATCGAAGAAATCAAAATTAAAATCTTTAATATCGTATGCATCGAACTTACCGAACGATGTTCTAAAAATATCATATAACCTTATACTGTTACTTTCACGATCTATTGTTTTCTCAAATACCAACCTATAGTTATCTGTAATATGATCCTGTACTATTGATATTAACTTTACAAATTTACCATCTTTGTTCTTAACATAATTACCAATAGCTATGCCGCCAACTTCTGTTTTTGCAACTGATATTCCATTAGATTTTTCAGCACCACCATGTAATGTATATAAATCCCAATCGCTTGATATAACCGCATTTGTATCGGCATTTGTATAATTCGATAAACTATCAACGCTTCCGGTTATATTAACAAAAGATGCATTATTAAGTTTCCAAACAGCACACATAATATTTGTTCTATCATAGCCCAATCCATAATCTTCCACGACGATTTCATTATTATTTCTAAATGTCTTTATATTAGATGGAACGATTGATTTAAGTAATTGTAATATTGCAGTTGATATATCATTGACAGTACCTAATGAAGAATATTTATTTCCAGATATTTCACCAATAGGTATTGATGAATCTGCAACCATTGTAAATTCATTAAAGTTGTACGTTGCTTTGTTTGTTATGCTATCATAAGTGTTATTTCTAGTAAACATGACATCTTGTTTCATACCAACTACGATTCTATCACCATCAGATGGCGTAGAATTTATTGACATTTTGATATATCCATGAAATCCTTCCTGAGAAGAAATTATATTAACATTACCTTCAATTGCTTTAAAACCTTTAAAGTTATTAAAATCAGCAGAACCAATTGGAATACTATGATAGTGTATATTTGATTTATTCTTTACGTGATAGTATTTACTATTTATATCTTTGATATAATTTAGAGTAGGGATAGAAATATCAAAAACGTTTGGAAGCATTTCATAGTGATTAATATCAGTTCCAGATAAATCGTAAACAGAACTCACATCACCATAATCTACTGAAATACCATGTTCATTCGTATTTGCTGCAGAAAAACTACCCTCTTCAATTTCATCCACGTATAATCCAAAATATTTATATATTTTAAATTCTTCAGCTTCATTGTCATCAAACATGAATTCCATATTTAATAAATCAGAAGATACTATACCGTTTCTCTCAAAACCATTAGTAAGCATTGAATTACTAGATATTTCAGTATTATCCTTCTTTATGTAATCGCTATGAATACTATCTGCTTTTTTAGCAAATCCACCATTTATTATATCAATTCCATTATATGTAATATCAGAATCACTATCGAAGTTTACGCTTAAATGAGATGATACTCGATTTTCATCAGAATTATGATTGTTTATATAATTACCGATTTTTGTTTTTTTAGATAAATCAAATACTTTAACAATAGATGCATCGCGCAGTGTATTAATTATTATATCATTTTGAGTGTCACCATTAGATATAGCGCTATCTACTCTGTATATTACAAACTTAGAAGGTATTATCTTATTTAACCATAGTGGTGCAAAGATTCTGTATTGTTCACTATATGTATTTGATGTGCTTATTTCAGCACCGGATATATAAGTATCTTCATACTGAAAAGAATATTTCGAGTATGCTGACATGTCCGAGAATTCTCTTTTAGTTTCGAATATTTCACTAAGAGAAACACCTTTAAAGAAATTGGAAATGTCATCAGAATATTTACCTAGACTATTTACAGGAAACTTTTTAAATCTGGAATCCGATAATGTTCTGTTTGCATCAAATGCACTTAAAGATATATCACCCACCGAATCCACAACAAGTTTTACATTTGTT